ACGGCCTACATTCGAGAAGGTCACAAGGACTGGGAAAAGACTATCGAGAAATGGCGCGGTGAAATAGCTAAGGTCTTTGGTTCCGAGCCCAAGAATAACCCCCATACGATCATAACTAAGTGGCTCTTACTTGAATACTCGGACGTGTCGGTTCCCTCGAACCCCGAGGCCCTGGAATACGCAAAGACAAAGAACCTCATCGACCCGCTGGTTAAGTCCGGGGTCCTGATGGAAGAAAAGCCGGACGTAGTGGAAGAGACAGAGGGCGAGACGAAAGAAGAGTCCGATTCGGATATCTCGAATATCGCCACATCTGGGTATGTGCAGGTGGTAGGCGATACCGCGAGTAACACGTCCGACAATACCCTTACATGGACAACCTACACTCTCGAAGATCCGCGCATCGTCGCCCTCGAAACCGAAATCGCCTCTCTGAAAGAATCGAACGCCCATTTGGTCGAGTGCGTTTCGACCCTTATGGAAGCGGTGGGTCTTTCGGAAAAGAAAGTCACCATTACAGAAGAAAAGATCACCCCCGACCTTATCAAGAAGCTCGTTAAGGAAGCAATGGGTAAGGTCGATGTGAATAAAACGGCGGACGACGCCGTAAAGAGGCTGAAGGGAAAAATCTCATAGCTGGAGATGTCAGGTACGCCGGAGATATTAGCCGGGGATAAGTACCCGGTGGAGATATCAGGTGAATGCTGGAGGCATCAGGCAGGCACATCAATTTATGGAGATCACATATGCCTGAAATGACATTGACTGAAATCAAGGAGCTTATCGTTGAAACCGTTTCCGATACGGTGAACGATAAACTCAATGAGGAAGTGGAGCAGGCGCTCAAGTCGGCGATGGAAAAGCTCCGCGAAGAGGACACGAAGGTCCCCGACGCAAAGACGAATCAGGATGAAGGATTCAAGACGATCAACGAGTATTTCCGGTCCGTCAGGGATGCGTCGGCAAGCGGATACAAGGTCATCGACAAACGACTCGTCAAGGCCGCGTCCGAAGGCACCGACAGCGCGGGCGGGTTCCTCGTTCCTTCGCAGTTCTACCCCGAACTGCTCAAAATCGACCTCGAAGACGCGATTGTCCGGCCCAACGCCCGGGTTATCCCGATGGCGACGGATTCCATGCCGATCCCGAGGGTCATTGACACCTCTCACTCTTCGTCTCTCTTCGGAGGGGTAATCGGCTACTGGACGGCAGAGGCCGGGACGTTAAACGAAACCTCGCCGGCGTTCGGGCAGCTTGAACTCATCCCGAAGAAACTGACCGGATACACCTACGCGTCGAACGAGCTTCTGGCCGACAGCGCGATAGGGGTCAACACCTTCCTGCTCGACATCTTGCGGGAAGCCCTGGTCTGGTACGAAGAGGAAGCGTTCTTTAACGGAAATGGCGGAACGCAGCCCCTTGGCATAACCGGCGCCCCGTGTGTCGTGTCCGTCTCGGGAGAAACGGGACAGGATGCGTCCACCATCAAACCGATCAACCTTGCCAAAATGTACGCCCAGATGCTTCCCCGGTCGCAGAAAAGGGCCGTGTGGGTAGCCAACAACGCGGTTCTCCCGCAGTTGATTACTCTGGGCCAGGAAGTCGGGACCGGCGGCAACATCGTATGGATCGGCCAGAATAAGGGTATGACCGAGGCTCCCCCGGTTACGATTCTCGGAAGGCCGGTTTATTTCACAGAGCACCTTCCCACTCTCGGGAGCGCGAACCAGATCATGTTCTGCGACTTCTCCTACTACCTGATCGGGGACCGTATGTCGCTTTCCGTCGAAGCATCCCCTCATCCGAGGTTCCAGTATGACCAGACGGTATGGCGCTTCATTCAGAGGGTAGACGGTAAGCCGTGGCCCGCATCTTCGATTACCCCCAAGAACGGTAACGCTTTGTCCCCGTTCGTTTCGCTGGCGGCGATAACGTAGGAGGGTGCTATGGCCGAGACGCTTGGTAAATTTCTGATTGACGTAAAAGAGGCCGCTTTAGGCAGCGACGTTGCACTAAAGGCGCTCGGCGAATCCACGGACAGCGGAGGCGGTTTTCTTGTCCCCGACGATACCTACAACGGCGTGATCGAAGTCGCTTTAGAGGACGCTATCGTAAGACCAAGGGCGATTGTCATCCCCACAAGGAAGATGTCGCTCCCGATCCCGACGATAGTCGATACCGCTCACACCTCGACCCTGTACGGCGGGATAACCCCCAAGTGGGAACCGGAGGCCGGAGATTACGACGAATACACCCCTACGTATGGGCAGACCTTTATGACGCTCAAGAAACTTGTTGGATACGCCTATATATCCGATGAACTCCTTGCGGATGGAGGGGCTGCAGCGGAAGCCGCTACCAAGCGGATATTCGCAAAGGCCCTAGCCTTTACCGAGGACGGCGCGTTTCTTACCGGAGCCGGGGGGGTTAAACCCCTCGGCCTCTTGAACGCACCCGGTAGAGTAACCGTAAGCAAGGTTTCGGGACAGACGGCGGCGACGATATACCCGGAGAATATCTACAAGATGTTCTGCCGGTTATTCCCTTCGTCGTTCAACAAGGCGGTATGGATCGGCAACCCCAACACTCTACCGCTGATATTCGAGCCGACCCTTTCAATAAGCGACCTGCTTCAAGAGGTCAAGCTTTTCGGAAGGCCGTTTATTTTGAGCGAACACTGCAAGACCGTGGGGACGGAGGGGGATTTCATGTTGGCCGACTTCAGTAATTACGTCGTCCTGGACGGCGGGTTGTCGGTATCGTATTCCCCTTATGTCCGGTATCAGTACGGACAGGGCGTATTCAGGTTCGTTTTAAGGACAGACGGGAAACCGCTTCACGCGTCGGCGATAACGCCGGAGAACGGAACGGATACCCTTTCGTCAATCGTGACGTTAGAAACAAGGAGCTAAGAATGATTCACAAGATATCTGAAAATCTCTTGCTGTGCGAAATGATCGCCCCGCAAGACGTTGCGAGTGCGACCACTACGGCCTGCACTACGTGGCACAACATGGAGCTTTACGACAGGGGCGTAATTCTTTGTCAGGCGTATCTCTCGAATACGAAGACGGCGATCTTTACGCTCTTGCAGGCAAGCACCGCCGCCGGATCGGGAAGCAGCACCATAAGCACGAAGACCGTAACACTCACCGGGACCACGGCCGACCCGTACCAGACGGGCGTGATCGACTTCACGGCGCATGACCTTTACGATTCCGACTCGACCGAGATGTTTGTCGGTGTTCAGGTCGTGACCAACCAGGACGGTGATGACGTGGCGGCGGTCGGTCTACTCGGTGGCGCTTCGTACAAGCAGGCGACGCTTCCTTCTGCTACTTAACAATATGGGGCGGCTCGTCCGCCCCCTTTGATCGGCTTTACGCCGCCCTTCGGGGCGATCAAGGAGAAAACTAATGGCAAGTGTTCATTCAACGTGGGATCAGGGCAAGCTCATCTTCTATGAAGGTGGGATAGGCCATTCCACGTCAGGCGACATTCTCGAAATCGGCGGGACCGGGGTTGTTATCGGCGACTCGGCCCATGATGTCGATTTTACCGTATACGGCGGGGCCGCTGACCAGTACTTCAAGATTGATTGGGATGCGGGAACCGCTACCTTTGCGAAGTTGGACGTGGGCATTTCGGGCGATCTGGATATCACCATCGAAGACCTAGAAATCGCGGACGACTGCTCTCTGGCCTTCGGTGACAGCGCGGATGTCGATATCTCATGGAGCGGATCGGGGAACGTCCTGTACATTCTTCCTGCAACAGATGACACCGGGTATATCAGCGTTGGAAACGGCACCAAGGATATCGACCTCAAGGTCGTCCTCGGAGCCGCCGCCGATTACGTCCTGTTCGACGTGGGGAATAAACTTCTCACGATAGCTGGCGCGGCTACCCTCGCGGTTGGCGCTGACGCGGCTGGAACGGATGCTAACTTCTATGGAGCCACCACAGCGTACAAGACCTGGTGGGACGCCAACGGCGATACGAACGGCGCGTGGTACTTCGGGGCCAATACCAAGGGTATCCAGGTCAATTTCTACGGCGACACCACGGGATGCGGGGTCTTTTGGGACCCGACTACTGATACGAATGGCACGCTCTCAATCGGGGCCTCCGGTGGATCGAAAGGTAACGACCTCATCGCTTACGGCGCCACCAACGGGAATTACCTACACTGGGATCAGAGCGCGGACGACCTTCTTCTGGTCGGAACGGCGACGCAGCTTTCCGTCGCGGGTACTACGGCTTCCTCAAGCACGACCACGGGTTCTCTTAGGACAGCAGGCGGTCTTGGGGTTGCGGGTGCGGCCTACATCGGAGGGACTCTTAATCTTGCCGATGATCAGGCGTTCACCCTTGGCTCTACCGTCGCCACCGCTGAAACGAAGATCACGATGGAGTTTGACGAGACTACCACGGGTATCGGCCTGTTCAATATGGGCTCCGTATCAGCGCCGATGGTCCTCAATACCAACCCGGGCGCTACCGTAATAGGTCACACGGTCAACATCCTGCACTCTGCCGGAGCCGGTGATTGCGCTGACCTGATCGCGTGTTACCAGAAAACGGCCGTAAGCGGTACGGGCGATTCGGATACCACTCTGGTCGGTACGGCATCCAGGGCGTACGTGGGAACAGCCGGCGGCGATACGACCGTTGCCAAAGAATGTTATGGGGCTCAACCGTGGGCCTCTCACTTCGGAACAGGTGCGATTACCGCCATGTCCGGTCTTTCGGCCAAGGTCGATGTCAACACCGGAAACTTCACGGCCACCACGGTCAACGCCGGTCACTTCCACGTCGAAGGCGCGGCAACGGTAACCAGCTCGTATTTCGACGGCGTGATGATCGAGATTTACCCCGACGTGACGTGTCTCGATGCGGGATTGAGGATTGCCGTTGATTCTACTGCGGTTGTAACTGACGGCATCGCAATCGGCGGGGCCACTTCAAACGGCGTCAACATCAGCGGTGCTACTCAGATCGGTGTCAATGTCTCTCTTGCGGCCCTGACCGTCGGCGATGCGTATTCGGGCGTGAGAAGTTCGGTAACGTGCGCTGCCCCAAGTAACGCATACGGCGCGGCCGGATATTTCGAGAGCACCTACAACGGAACCGGCGCGGGCCACTTCTACAACTTCGGATCGTGGGTCAACTTCGGCACGTCCGCAGTCAGCGGGGCGTATATCGTTGCCGCACAGGATAACGGACTCTACGGAACGGTAACGGCCACGAACTCGTCTCTGATTTTCGGTATGAGAATGGAAGCGATTATCACCGGCACTCCGACAATACTCGCTCCGTTCAGTCTGAATACCGATAACAAGGCGATTACGGCGTTGTTCGGAATAGCCTCCGCTCCCGCTATCGGGTACGTCATGGGAACCCCGAGTACGGCAACTGTACCATGCGGGACTATCCCGATTTTCTGTGACGCAGATGGGACTGACGTTCGGTATGTCCATATCTACGACACGACTGCTTAACCTAAACGGGGGGAGCAATCCCCCCTTCTTTAGAGGCATTATGAAGATCACAGTAAAAAAGGGCGCAAAGAAAAGCATCGGTGGGATTGAGATCAAGCCCGGTTCTCTCGCGGCCCAGCTTGCCGCAGGAACGCAGGGTAAGGTCACACTCAAGACCCCATTCGGAAACGTGGACTTGAAAAACAAGGGTAAGGCGGCCGAGGAAGTAATCAAGGAAGAGGTGCTTGATAAGGTTGCCGACGACATCGTTGAAGAAGTCGAATCGGAAGAGAAGGGGTTTATTTCTTCTATCGTCAACAAAATAAAGGGGTAGCACATGGAATTTAAAACCTTTGACCGTTTGATCTTGCTTAACATTCTCCCGAAGGAAGGTAACTACACCGACATTAAGATCGTTCGGAAACTACGCGAGGAATTGAGCTTTGATGAGGCAGAGCAAGCCGCATTGCAGCTCACTTTAGGCGAAGGCGGGGCAGTCAAGTGGAAACCGGAAGCCGATTTACCGAAGGAAATAGAAATCGGCCCACGGGCAAAGGTTATCATCGAGGACCTCCTAAAGAAACTCGACAAGGAAGGAAAGATTAAAGAAGAACACCTCTCGCTATACGAGAAGTTCGTGGAGGAAAACTGATGCTGAATGAAAAACTCTTGATCCTGACCCTGGCCCTCGCCGCGATAGTCGGAATAGCCGTCTCTGCCGTCATCGGTGGATTCGCGTATCTCTTTGCGCCTGGATACGGATACACGCTGTTCTTCGCGGGCGCGTGTACGTCCCTTGTCGTCGGAGCCGGCGGGTTCTTTATCAACCGATACCTCAATATCAACAAGATTCTCGGATGGTTTAAATGAGCCTCGTCACCCTTACGAAAGCCCTTGGATGGTTGGGAATAACCGATGAGGTCTTTACGATTACCGCCGGTAATGACGTACTCGTTCTGACCTCGGACAAGGGTTCGGCCAATATCGACGTTGCGGACGGGACGTACAACGGGACGGACGCGGCTACAGCTCTGCAGACGGCGATGAATGCCAGCACGACATTGACCGGGACCGGAGCGGTCACATTTGCCGTATCGTGGAGTGCTACCACGCGGAAGTTTACGCTCAATGCCGGTACGGGTCATACGATAGCCTACACGAATGCAGGAAGCGATGCGGGACTGACGTTCGGGTTTTCTGCCAACGCTACCGCCGCGCAAACTATCACATCCGACACGCCATGCGGAGATCCAACAGCTGACGTGCAGTACATCCTCGATTGGGTGGACGGACTGGTAAAGCTCTACTGCAACCGCACTATCGAATCGACTTCCTATAAAGAATGGATTGACGGGACGGGCGGCCCTCTAATCTGGTTATCCGATTATCCCGTTACCGCGCTCAATCGAATCTGCATCGAGTCCAACACGGCCCTGCAGGTGAGCAATTCAAGTTCTGATTGCGCCTATTCGCAAGTCTCTGTCACGACAACGGGACTGACGCTGACCGTCGTTGGTGGAACGAACGAACACAGCGACACGCTCACGTTTGCGTCTTACACCACCTTGACCCTAATAAACACGGCGATAAATGAGCTTGGGTATGGGTGGGTGTCAACCCTGATCGATTCAGATTATGCGGCCTATCCCTCCACCAACCTGAGAGAAGGATACGGACTTCAGTCTAGTCACGGAGCAAAGGCCGCACTCGATATTCCTTCAAGACCTACGGACGGATACCGGCTCGATCCGGGCATGGGAGAAGTCTACAGGTCTTTCGGCTGGCCCGCAGGATACCAGAATATCTACTGCGATTACACGGCTGGGTATTCAACGATCCCCGAGGTTTTACAGAATGCCGTATGCGCGTGGATCAAGTTTCTTTACGACAAGAAGAATGAGGAGGCGTTCGGGCTCTCTTCTTACAACAACTCGGGGATTCAAAAAGCGTTTGAGGAAATGCCCGGAGAAGTCAGGGCTGTTTTGGATGCGTACAGGAAACCGGCGATATGGTAGTTGGCACCAAAACTACGGTCATTCTACAACGCAACTCCGGGGCATCTGACGGGATATGGGGAAACTCGGATACCTGGGGCGATCTGAAACGAGTTGTGGGCGTTCTCATACCCGTTAGCGGTAGCAGGGGGGACTATTACGACCGATTGGGAGTCCAGGCGTCGCATATATTCAGGATGGATTACCCCAACGGATACACCGTCACAACGGCCGACAGAATAAGACACGGCACGACGTACTACATGATTAAGTGGGTGCAGGACCTCAATAACCGACACCATGAGCTTGAACTGGCCTTAGAAGAAGGCGTTGGTAAGAACCGATGATCAGGGAATCGGGTGGAACAGCGGGCGCAAAGTGGGAGATCGTCTGGCGCGGCGATGACTTCCTGGACGACGTTGAAAAGCGCGTTGCCCAGAATATAGAACGCGCCGCGATAGTCGTTCAAAACGACATTGTTAGATCGATGAAGCCGGGGACGGGACGGATATATTTTAAGAGAAGGGGAGCGGTAGGAAAGAGAAAGCGTGTCGGAAAAGGATGGAGCGCGTTAAACAGCTACATCGCGCATCAAGCATCGGCCCCGGGTCAACCCCCGGCACCGGATACAGGGAAGTACCGACAGTCGATACATAGACAGCTCTTCAAAAAGAACCACGAAATCATCGGTGTCGTGGGGACTGATTTGGATTTAGGTGCGTGGTTGGAATTCGGGACAAGGAAAATGGCCCCACGGCCTCATATAAGACCGGCTTTCCAAAGACAGTTTAGAAAGATCATAGGAATAGTAGGGAATAAGATCACAAGATAATGGACTTTTTAGTAAACGCCATAAAAACGAAGTTTGACTCCAACGCGACATTGGCCGGATCGGTGACGGGAATCTATTTCGAATTTGCCCCGGAGAATACCGCCTTCCCCTATATCACGATACACCTGATTCCCGGAGCTAAGACGGAGCGGACTCATTCGGGGAATATGGAAGTCCGGCAGGTGATGTTTTCGATATGGAGCGAATCGGGCCAAGGGAGAGAGGTAAGCACGATATTCAATTACCTGACAACCGCTTTCGATAACTGCACCCTCACCTATTCCGATGGATACAATTCGCGCAAAGTGACAAGGACCGACTCTGACCTATCATGGGACAACAGAGTCTGGATATACAACGTGACGTATGAATTTCAAATAAGGGGAGTTACATAAAATGGCTACTGGCAATATCGATCAGGCGGCGGTAGGAACCCTTGACTATGATTCCGGCTCGGGCTGGACTTCGCTGGGGTTTATCAAAGACCTGACCGTTAGATGGAATGGGAACGTGATCGACCACATGAACGCCGAGACCTATCCACTAGGAACGGACGCGCGTGTGCGCGGACGGGTGGACATCGAGTTTGACTTCGGCTGGGAAGAAATCACCAATTACGCCGTATGGAACATGATCCTGCACGGGGGAACGGTGACAAACGATTCAGCAGCTAATACCGCCGTAACTGATGAGGCAGTTACTCTCACGGGAGTCTATTGGGTGCCTCTTTTGTACTGGTATAACTTCGACCAGGACTGCGTTGTCACGGTCACCAATACCGCAAAGGATACGACCTACACGATCAACTCCGACTATTACCTCGACCGTAGGAACGGTCATGTTAAGAGGATTTCGACAGGTCTAATAGGGTCCGGCGACTCGGTTTACGTCAATTACTACTATGACAAGAAAGACGGGTATCGGTTCAACATGATGACTGACACCACGCTTGCCACGGTTAAGGCAAGGCTGATTAAACCTCTTACTGATGGAAAGAACTGGCGATACCTGCACGACGTTGCGTGTTTCACGGCAGAGGGGGAGATCAACCTTTCTCCTGGGGACACCGGGACTCTTGCCATACAGAATACAAAACTCAGGATGTTGCGCGACACCGCAGGCTCTCCGACATACGGAGAGTTCGGTACGGCAGACATCTACACCCCATAGGAGGATTTAATGTCAGGCACTACGGGAAATCTCGATACCTCGTCGGTTGGTAAGATTCAGGTAAATATGAACGCCGGCGACGGTTGGGTGGACGTTGGGTATATAGCCGAATCGACCGTCAGGTGGAACGGCAACACGATAGATCACAATTACCAGCAGGCTTATCCTTTTGGATGCGATTTCGTGATTATGGGGAAAGTTGACCTCGAAGTCGAATTCACCTGGGAGGCGATTTGCGATTGGTATATGTGGCACCGGGTTTTGCACGGCGGGACCATAACCACCGACACGGCTTCAACTACGGCAGTCACAGACGAGGCGGTCGTGCTGAGTGGGGTCTACTGGACTGACCTCTTATGCGGGTATACCCACGCGTCGGAAAAGAAAGTAGGCGATTTCAAATACGACTGCACCGTTACCGTTACCTCTGCGGCTGGCGGGGGGACGACATACACCATTGATGTCGATTACTATCTCGACCGCAAAACAGGGGCAATAGCGCGGACGGCGGGCAGCACGATTCTTACCGGCGCGACGGTGTACGTTGACTACACCTACAACACCTACGCCGGTAAGTCGTGGGAGCCGTTTGACAGCGCAACCCTGACGTCATGCAAGGTCAGATTCACTAAACCACTGTTGGCCGGGACGATCCTCGAAATCATCCATGACGCCGCGACGTTTTCTGGTGAGGGCGAGTTCAATCCCTCTCCAGGGGATACGGGGGCCTTAGCGACCCAGACGAACAAGATCATGTTTATGAAGGATACGGCCGCCTCTCCGAGATACGGGGCGCACGGGAGATTCAGAATCTACACGCCATAGGTGAAAGATGGAAGAACAGAATATAGACGTTTCGGAGAATACTAAAAAGACGCTTCTCGACGACGGGCTTTACGTCAAGGACGTTTTTTTCAGGGGAAAGTTTCATGTCAGGGTCCCCGAACTCGGATACTCGGAAATCAAGAGACTGATTAAGTTCGTGTACGAACTCTGGCTGGAATACATCAATCGGTCAGAGCAATCCGAGGGCGGGGATATCCTCGACAAGACCGTTAATTTCGTCGAGGAATATTTCGAGGAGATCAAGGACAAGCTCGACCAGGTTGTCACGATCTGCACCCGTCAAGAGTATTCGGTGGTCAAGACGTGGCCGTATGCGTTTTATATCGACGTAATACGGGCGATCCTCGACGTGAACGATGACAATATCACGCGCACCCTTTTGTTGAAGGATGACATAAAAAAAAAGAAAGAGAAGTGGGCGAAGAGATAGAACCTGACCCCTATATTCTGCTACGGAAGTTCGGATTTACGAATAAGGAGATTGACGAAATGCCGCCGCGAATGATCGAAAAAGCCCTTTACGAAGGGGTTAAGACAAGCGTGTGGTTCGTCAATCTTTTCTTAGGCGGCAGTAAAAAACGTGAAGTGACTAAGTTCAATCCCAAACATGAGGCGCGAATAAACAGTTCCCAGGACGTGCAGGCATTCGGCGCGTTTTTGAGTACTGTCTACAGGACAAAGCATTGACAGAGACGGTAGGAAAAGCAAAGGTCGAGATATCGGCCGATTTGCAGAAACTTAATGATGGATTAAAAAAGAGTCGTTCAGGACTTAAATCATTCCTGTCTGGACTCGGAAGTTTCGCAAAAGGAGCGATGGGGGAATTCGCCAGATTTTTGGCAAATTCAATATTAAACCCTATCAATCTAATCATAAAAGCATTCGCCAAAGCCAAGGAATATGGAACCCGATTCGTCAAGGGTGTTATAGAAGCATCCTCATCTTACGAACAGCTACAACTCACCCTAAAAGTCCTTTTAAAAGATCAGGAGAAGGCCAACGCCGCCTTTGATGAAGCTAGGGACTTGGCGGCAAAGACCGCCTTTTCAATCGAAGAGGTTGTCGGGTCTTACGCGCAATTACTGACGTTCGGGTTTGAGCAGAAGAAAATACCCGAAGTCCTTTTACTCGCGGCTGACGCGGCGACGGCGTTCGGGAAAAACATCGATGAGGTTATCCACGCCCTTTCATATCTAAAGGCCGGGAGGTCAGGTGAGGCCCTTGAATCTCTCGCCAGGTTTGGGATTACCAGAGACGCACTCAAATCCAAAGGTGTTGAATTTGGGGGAGGGGGTGAGTTAAAGACCTCTTACGATAAAGTCTTGGAAGCTGTTTACGCGACATGGAAAGAAACCGTCGGTGGAATGAGTGCCGAGGGGACAAAGACCTGGGCCGGTATGGTATCGAACCTCAAAGACGCATGGACTGACTTTAAGAATGAAATAGGAAAGGCGGGGTTTTTCGATGCTATAAAAGGTTCACTAAAATTCATTCTCGATAAAATAAATGAATGGAGTGCCAACGGTACACTGAAAAAATGGGCTGATGATATATCGGCCAGAATGACGAATATCTACAGCGGGGTTGTTGCTATTATCAAGGAGATTACCGGACTGGATCTGGAAGGTGGGAAAAAACAACTCAAATCAGCCAAGAATATGACCGTTGAGGAAATAGGCTTATTTGTTCTTGGTATGACTCCACAGCAATTCAAAGATGCGATTGAATATTATAAAACTGGTTCTTTCCTGTCGGGTTCGAATCCTGACAGAGGACAAATCATTTCAGATGCACAGCGTATCGGAGAAGCGATAAAGGCGGCGATCAAAGGTGAACTCGATACTGGTGATTATTTTACCGAAGCCCTCGGAACCGGCACAACCGCACAAGTTCCTGGTTGGGCTAAAAGCATATTGGATTGGATTGAAAAGATTAAGATTAAAATTCAGGAGATGTGGGATTCATTTTCGTCTGCGTGGGGTGGAAAAGATAAACGCGGTTCTCGGGACGCGCACGGCATCCTTCCGGGTGGATTCGAGGGGATAGGCAGGCAGATTGGCGAGGGTATCGGATTCTCCATATCTCAGATTGATCTTGGACAACTCATAAAGAACATGATTAACAAAGGCGAGACACTTACCGAAATCGCAGATGCAGCGCAGTCTATAGGCGGTGCGATTGGTGATGGAATAGTTACTGGTCTAAGTAACAAATATCCTACAGTATCCGCAATCTTGAAGGCCGCGTTTGCGCTCAGTGGTGTTCTTAATCCGCTTGGACTGCTCGGTGATTTTGAGGAATTTTTAGACGAAAAGGGATTGCGGGTAGGTTAAGTAATGAGCTGCGTTCTTGACGACATAACATTCGACAACACCCCGACATGGCCGGACCGCAATAAGTATGAGGACGTTACCACCGAGGCGTCTTTTGCTATCGATGGAAGCGAGATCACGGTAAACGGTGCGCGGGGGGATCAGTACCCCATTACCCTTGAATGCACCCGGGAAACCGGCTGGCAAAAAGGCACGACGGTTACGAACCTCCGGGCGAAATCGGCAACGGTAAATTCATACTGGACGCTCACGCTGAATAGTACCGCGTATAAGGTGAGGTTCAGGAATGAACAGTCTGGGGGTGCTGTACAGATGGAGCCTTTATTGACAAGCACGGCCCCGGACAGCAACACCTACTATATCGGTAAGATATATCTTATGAGGGTGGGATGAAAAGTCTATACGTGTTCGGACTTGCTAACATCGCTGTCTGGCTCATCGTTTTGTGGTGGGCCATAAGGAAGGATAGGAAATGACCGCATCAACCGCACTCTACAAATCATCGGTAATATCCGACGAAGTAGGAAACGGTGGCATTATCAGTAACGACGCCGTTGTCGATAACGCCGCCGCGAATATGTTTCCTCATGTCCCCGAGTCTGAGAGAACGGCAGGGGTAACGAGAGAACGAAAGGGGTTCCTGAAAAAGCTCTCGGGTACTCTGACGGCGGCCAAGTTTATGATCGATAGACTCTCGACGGCGGGGGATTATATCTTCATCGCTAAAGGCTCCGATTCCGATACCCAAACCGAGGCCGCTGATTTAGGCTGGGCCGACGATAGTATAACATGGACTCTCGCCACAAGGACCGTCTCGGGTCTTACTACTGCCCGGAGTTTAGCCAAGGGGCAAGAGGTCTATTTCTTCACGGCGGCAGGAGTTTACAGAGGACGGGCGAATGTCACCACGGCGACAAGCTCCGCGACCTCGTTTGTCATCGACACCGTAACCGACGGGTCCAACCCCGCAACGGGTGATTGGGCGATTACCTTCTGGCATGGGTCAGCGGATCTCGCGGGCGCGCTTACGGGCGGGACATCAAAGACGATCCATTGCACGTTTGAGGGTGCCGGGTTAGGGGTCTATTCCGAAGCTCCCATTGCCCTGATAGATTGGGATACGCTTACCGACGGACTGCCGACGATTGAATACGTCACTCAATATGCGGCCGCATACACCATAGGAACCGGCGGGATACTCGATGAAGATTGTTCAGACATAACCGACTGGACGGATAATGATTCAAACGGCGCGAGTACGCAGACGACCAAGGACGGCGAGAACGTCTTTCAGTTCACGGTCGCCGTCGCGGGCGCGGGAAGAAAGGCCGAAAGGTACATTGATGCGGGTACGATAGGGACAACCTACACCATAGAACTGCGGCTCTTTTGTGACCTCATAGGGACTCAGGCCAACGGCGATTATTTCAGTCTCGCGGTGGATAACGGGGCCGCCACGTTAGGCGTCAGGTGGTGTACGGACGGGCTGTTCATATACGACGGGGCCAGCTGGAATGAGGTTGGAACAAACGTGGTCGATTCGGACGTGTGGACTGTTTGGAGGTTCGCCGTTACTACCGGGGCGACCGTTGCCGTCTATAAGAACGGGATCCTCCTGGCGGCCGCCGCCGATTGCTCGGACGCTACCACCGCAACCGACGGGTTAGTCACGATAGCACAGAACGGGGTGACAACCGCCAACGTCCTCTCGTGCGTCAGTTTTGTCAAGCTCTCCGATCTGGTCAAGACCGATTCAACCGATTGCTTTATCTCCCTGGATACCGCGTGTGTTTCTAATCATGCCGTCAAAACCCAAGGAACCGTAACCGGGACCGTCGATGAGAACTTCGATGTTGACGGGCTTACGTTGGTAGTCAAGGTAGACGGGGGGGATTCTCAGACGGTAACCTTTGTCGGGAATGGACAGACGGCGGCTCAGGTTGTGGCCCAGATAAGCCTTACCGGAGCAACGGCCGCAGTCTCGGGGAGTACGAAGGTTGCAATAAATACCGATTCGTACTACGCCGAAAACTCGATCCAGGTTGTTTCCGACTCTACCGCCGATACCGTTTTAGGCCTTGACAACTCCGTTCATTACGGCACTACGGGATGCGTGGTCGCCGCCTATCTCGACCTCGGGACCGTAGCCTCATCCCACAGTACGCCGGTCAAGACCTCACCCCTTGGAACCTTTACAGACAACATCGTCGATTACGACCTCGGGGCTACGTATGACACCTTCACCGTGACGTTTTCATCCGCAACCGCCTTTACCGTTGCTGGCGCAACCGAGGGAACAATCGGCTCAGGTACGATAAGCACGGTGTTTAAGGTGGCGCATTGGGGGAGCTACTATTTCGAAATCCCGACATCCTGCTGGGGGGGGACGTGGGCCAACGGTGATACGCTGGTCTTTATCGCCTATCCCTCAGCTAAGGGAATCTGGTTTAAGGAAGTGGTAGCGGCAAGCACAGCGGCGTACTCGGGGAATAAAGCAACCTTCACTCTCGACGGGGAAAGCTAGGAGGAACCATGATTAAGATAACTATCGGAACAATCGAAATTGAGTTTAAGAACTATGACGACTTTGCAAAATTCTGCAAGGAATTTGAATCGCTCCTAAAGACCAAGGAGCCGGTTTATATTCCACAACCCTATCCGATATACCCCGCTCCCGATCCCAACCAACCGTGGATTACCTGGAAATGGGGGGACGGAACAGCCATCTGCCCAGACACGTATGTCACAAAAACGATTTGTCTTGATCCCGCTTTAGATACGCAAAGTAGCACATATATCATGACAGGAAACGAACAAGTATCATACACAACTAACTGATGAGCAACGAAATCTACCACATGACCAAGGCCGACGCGGGGTCGGGTGTCTATCAGATGAACCGCGCCACTATAGATGGTGGGTGGGAAGTGTACATGATGCGACGTGCGGTTGACCATAGTTGGGTAGAGATAGGCCATCTAACATTTGATATTGCGGACGCTACGGCAACATATACCTTTGCGGAGGGTGATTTTTCCGGGGGAGTTAGCCAAGGCACGTTTCCGGGATGGGCGTTTTTCAAGATAGCATATTCGGGCGGAGCTTACTATCGTGGTGCGGCGAAAGGGGATTGGAGGGCGGCTGTATCGTGGAAAACAAGAAGTGGTGTTCAAACGTGCGCGGTAGCACCGGGCGAAACGGGAGCGGCGACAGCGGCGGAATGTGTCGCGGTGGCGACGGGGCAGGAAGTAGAACTCGAAGCCGGGGACGGCACTTTATATTCCGGCGTTTTATTTGCGAGTATGCCAGCGGACAGAAGTGGTGTCGTCAGTTTTACACTATACGGGTCTAAATGAGCTTTTACGGCGTTAAAGAGAATTTCAATCTACCGGGTGGAATTTTTCAGGCGGGCATCAATACCGTTACCGCCGGAAACGGCATCGTCTACCAGGACGGGACGTATGGGTATATAAAGACGTATGCCGACGCTACCGATGGTGCGATTATCGTTTCGGATGAGGGGTTGACGCAAGCGGAGTTTATCCGACAACCTATCAGGTGGCAGATCAGTTATCAACTGACCTCTCTCCCGGCAAGTGATATTGTGTTTGCTTTTTGTCTTACCGACCTTGCGGCCCAACCAATACCCGGAACAGCTGGCACGAATAGAATAGCAATCACATTACATAATAACGCGGGGACATATCAGGAACGATGGACGTATACCGATACTACCGGAACTGCCTACTATTACGAAGGCCCGGCAGTAGGATGGAACGCAGCGACTAAATACGTCAGAAATGTCCTGCTTAATACTACATATACAATCGAGATTGTCTTTCATCCCGACACGAAGAAGGTCTATTTCAGCAACGGGGTTAGCTCGGCTACATCTACCAATTCACTCGTTGCGGCGGCAGATAACTACTGGTGGTTTTTAGGTGATCCCGATCTGGCGATTAGATACGGTCAGATGAGGATCAACTATATCTACGTCGAGGACATCACATATCGCAACCGCTTTTCTATAGTCAACTCACTCACGAGTGCATATAAGAAGTCGCCCTTTTTCACTTCTTTAAATAACCTGACGACTCAGTACAGGGATTCGTTTACCCTCAAAAACTCCATCCTTGACCACGAACCATACAGGGATAACTTCACCCTTCTAAATAACATCGGCGTCCCCGGACAGCTTATCTACCTTGACGGATCATGGCAGACGGTAAACGTAAAAGGAAAGCAGTTAAGTAACCGGGCCACAATAGAGATCGACGGCCTTGATGTTTCCAGTAAGGTAACGGATTGGTCGATTGATTATGATGACCAGTCCATTGCAAAGACCGTCTCGGTTACGGTGAAAGACCGGGCATACGCGCAGTCGATCAAACTAAGGAAGTATAACGATTCACAGTTTGAGGACGCACGAATTGAGATCGTAGATTATCAGGGGTATTCCCTGGGCGAGTTTCTGATCGAGGACAAGACCGAGAACGCCGCACATAAATCATATTCCTGCACCCTTTCGGGCAGGTCAATGACCTCTCTCCTGGACATCCCGTTTTCCGCGAAACTCCAAACCCTCTATGATGAGGCGACGACAAAGGTTGCCGTGGTGAGTGACCTCGCCAGTTCCTTCACGGTGCAATGGGAGATCCCCGATTCTATCCTTCCTGTAGGGGCTTTAGTGTGTGACGACGAGCCTCCCATGTCTGTCATAATGAAGATCGTCGAGGCCGGGGGCGGATCTGTCTATACCAACAGGGAAGACGACCTCGTATGCGCGTACAAGGACTATGAGACTGCCGGAAAGACCCCCGTCATGTCCCTTACCTCGGGGGATATCGTTTCCATCTCTACCGACCGTTTAGTGCCGACGGGCGAGAACTCCGTCGAGGTTTCAGGTTACGAGGATGTCTCGGTAACGGACGGATGGGCCAAGGTGACGCTCTCATCGTCGAAGTCTAAGCTCAGATCGAACGGGTACGACTCCTGCACGCTGACCGCACGGTGCTGGAACGAGGATAACACCATACCTACCGTGGAACTTAAATCGCTGGAAGAACAAACCCCGGCGACGAATGACCATTACGAAATCAGCGTATCCTACATGATCGATGTTGACGGGGGAGGGGTGGTAGAGGTCAAGCGCAAGGATACGGGGGTTGCGGTTGCAGGCCCCTATGAAATCCTTGATGACAAGAGGACAATCCGGGTTCTTACGGCAATGGCCGACACGGATTACCAGATCACCTATTGGGGAGGCAACACCGTTACTTTTGGTGTTGATAACTACGCCGACGTTTCTCCCACGGAGGTTCTGGTCAAAGACGGTAAGGCGACAACGACATTGCGGGCGTCTGCCGGCGGGGGAGGGTGGGCGGTATGTACTGCGGACTATCTCGATGCGCAGACGGCAAAGATCAGCGTCCAGATTTCAGATCCTCGGGTAGGGTCGATAAACATGAGCGCGGACCCCTCGACGATCAACGTGGGGGGGCAATCCACAATCAAGATCGCCGTGCTTGACTCGGGCGGATACGCGGCTCAAAACGGCCTGGTCGTCGAATTGTCGGTATCGGATCAGTACGATGTAGCCAGCTATACGGGCAACGTCACCCCCGAATCGGTCACGACGACCACCGAGACAATCACCGACGGGTCGGCGGAAAGCCCTACGTACTCAACTACGGAGGTATTAGTTACCACCGAGTTTCCCGTCACGACGCTGACCTCTATCTACCGCTTTGAAGGAGGGTCGGCCTATACCGGCGTAAACTACGCATCAGGGGCCACGGTGGACGGGAACACGATCACCCTTTCAACTCCCTTGCCGTATCCCGATACGCCCTTAACGATAACCTATACCTCTACGGGTATGGCGACGGCGACATACGTCTATCCTTCTTCAAACGACACGCCGCTTGAAGGAAGGTTCAATTACGTCAGAGGGTTCTGCGGAGAATACGGAAGCTGCCGGGTGGAGATCAGGGGGCCACAAGGTGGCAATGAAGAACCAGGGGGCGGTTCAAACCAGATGTACCTTATCGAGTTTGCCGGTTCATTCACTCCACAAGGCAACTCAAACGGACAGGCGCGCTTCGCAAAAGAAATACACTGGATATCCAACGACGTTGAGCCGGACGTAAGAACCAACCAGGCGACAGGCACGAGAACGGGCGGAGAGATAGCCGATTGGGTCGTTACCAAGTTCAGCAACTCCGGGCCTACCCTTGTAGAATTGTTCATGCAGGCCAACACGATATTCCATACCTACGACAGCCTGGATACTTTCGGCAATGTCTATGGTAAACGCCTCGTGATAGACGCGGATACGAGGCAGCCGATTTCAAACGCAACAATCAGCATTGATTGGTCGGGGCAGGGGACGTATGCGGACGCGGCAGACGAGACACCCCTATATACCGGAGTGGACGGGATATTCTATTTCAGCAAGGGGAAGGTGGGAGAGACGCATAATATCCGCATTGTCAAGTCAGGATACGACACTCTCAATAGCACGATAACCATACCCGGCGATGTATACGCGGCTAATGCCGCCACGTCGGTTTACGACACCTGTACGTTTGATATCAAGGTGCCGGTGTACAACATTATCAAGTAATGGCGATAACGATACAGGCAAATTACGGTTCGGGAGATCGTCCTTTAGATGCGGTGGTGGATAGCCTTATCATAACCGAGGCCGACGCGATCAATAGGGGATACGCGGAACTTAACCGGGCGTGGAAGATCGTCGATTCCTATACCCTGTCAATGCCCTATCCAACGAACGGGTATCTCCTTGAAGTCGGAAAGCATATTAAGCTGACCTGCCCGGAGATTGGATTGATAAACCAGATTCTCTACATCGCCGGGGTGTCTCAATCAGGCAATAACATGGGAACCAAGATCACCCTGACGCTCGAGAGGTACGAAGCGTTTGAGTAATATCAAGAAATACATAGCCAGCCAGGTAAGCGCCGGTCAGGTCAACAATACCGGAGTCGGAAAGGTCGTGTCGTTGGATAAGAACGGCAGGCACACGGTTGAACTCGACGGCGGCAGGCAGATAATGGTCTTTTCGGCCACGGGGTCAAATTACAACCCCGGCGATACGGTGAGTATCAGGTATTTAGGAAAGGACAAGAGGCAGGCAGAGATAGCGGGTAAATCAACCCGACGATTGGCAACGACAACGAAGGTGGTATGGCGATGAGCGATGGCAACGGAGAGAAAATAACACAAGCTCGGTTTCAGGGGATGATGCTTGAACGTACCGAGGACATCTTGCGGAGATTAAAAGACCTCGAAGAAAAGGTCGATTGTAATGTAGTCGATCTTGCCACGTTAAAGATCAAGGCGGGATTTTGGGGATTCGTCGCCGGGGCCGTGCCGTCATTGATCGGGATGCTGGTATTGATATTCAAGGATAAGCCATGAACGCAGATCAATGGGAAGTCATACAGCACTTCCACGCCGGGGAGAATTGGGGCGATTGGACAAGGATGGATTTCCAGTATCTCCGTATGCTGGATACCGTCAGGCATCTTGCCGACACTCCCTTCATGCTGACCTCGCCAGCGTGGACTAAACCGGGTCATCATTCGTCGAAGTCGTTTCACTATATAGGCAGGGCGGCCGATTTCACGTTGCCGAAAAAGGGGGTATGGGAATCATACGACCTTCTGGTTACAACCCTCGAGGATATGGGGATTTACGGCAAGGTCGGGTTCGGCTTTTACCCCGCCGAGAACTTCTTTCACCTTGACGACCGCGCCATGAGAGTCGGTGTCGGTTACGAACCAGGTGTTGTATGGGTACGCCCCGATCCCGCGAGACAGAAGTATTACCTGTACGCCAGGGACGCGCTCAATTACATCGAGTATTTACGCAACCACGGATAGGGGTTTTTATGTCGTTAGTACCGGCCGAAGAAATCAGGGAGAAGTTCGGATACTTTGACATCTTTTCCGTCAGGAGGGCGGTACAGAGACACGGCATAAAGAGTGAAACAAAAGACGGGTTGTTTTGGGTAGACTATGACGAGTTCTATAACTACTACGCAAACAAAGCTCCAAACCAGCACACCTACTTTGAAAAACCCGATGTAGAGATATATGACAAGCAATTCGTGATTCATGCGGATCGGGCAGTTGTAACCTGCGACTGGCACGCGCCTTTCTTTGATGACTGGCTTGCCAACGCGATGTTGTGGGTATGTAAGAAGTTTGGGGTTACAACTCATATCTGCATCGGGGACCTGTTCGATCAAAAGACCTTCTCATCCTTCATCAATTACGAAACGGGAGATTGGAATTACGAAAAGCAGGTGGCCCGAAGTATCGGCATCGTCATTGAAAACAACTTTGACGATTCACGATACAGCGTCGGCAACCACGACAACCGGGTATTCAAAAGACTCATGGGAAAGGGGGATGTCAAGGACGTTTGGGAACAAACCTTCGGTATGGATATCCTCGACAGAGTTTCAGAGTACCCCTTTATAGAACTGCACAGCGGGGGCCGGAAGTGGCTCTGCGGACACCCTGACACAGCAAGGATCGTACCAGGCACTAACGCCCGCGACCTGTCAAACAAGTACAAGGGCTACAATATCATGCTGGCCCACGGACATCAGACGGCCGTGGTCCCGGATCAATCGGGCGAGTACCGATGCGTTGAAATAGGGGGCATGATGTTACCGGAAGCTCACGCCTACAAGATGAGACGGCTCAATAAGTATCCTCACTGGACGCCGGGGTTCGCAATCATCGTTGACGGGTATGAGTATATCTTTCAGAAAAAACACACGGATTGGAGTTACTGGCTAAAATGACGGACTGGACAAAAGCACCGAAGATGTATATCGCCGGACCTTACTCGGGCGACGTAAAGGGGAACGTCCGCAAGGCGTGGCTGGCCGGGCGTGAGATCGTACAGAAGGGATATATCCCGGTCATCCCCCATACCATGACATCCGGGATGGAAGATATACTCACGCCGGGAGATTGGTACGCGATCACCCTTGAACTGCTCAAGATGTGCGATGCAATCTATATGCTCAAGGGGTGGGGAAAGTCATGGGGCGCAAAGTCGGAATATGACTATGCTCGAAAAGAAATGGGTATCCCGGTCTATTGTCAGGGAGAAACCGAGCCGGAGGCGTTAAGATGACCACACTTGAAAAACTAATAGAGGCGTACCATAAAAACGGTGGCGCTGAAAAGATCATCAAGCGGCTCAAAGACCCCGTACAGGCCGAGGCCTTCCGATTCTTCCTTCTCATGGAGGTCTATAGACATATCGAGGACATCCAGCGAGGGATGAAGCATATCGACATGGTTACAAAGAATTGGAACCTGCCACCCGAAACTTTGGACGGCGGTGATCTCAATGTATTTTTTCAGGTGGACGAATGAAATGCCGTAACGTATGGGAGAAGGTCGGAGGCCGTAAATTCCTTGTCTGGTTTACCAACGAGGCCGCGATCATCGGGATTGGCATCTTCGTAGGCGCGAAGTACGGCGGTGAGTGGGGGCTTGCGGTGATCGTCGGGGGCATCCTCGTTAACGGCCTGATCTACTCTGCCGCAAACGTATTGATTAAAGCAAAGCTGCCGGGTGGCACTTCGGTAGCGTTGGGGAGCAACGATGACAGCCAAAACAACGATATGGATAATAGGCGGGGCGATAGTCATCCTGATAATCGCGGGCCTGTCGATAGCGTTGATGATCCAGTCAAGCCGGTTAGACAAGGCCAGGGTCGCGGCAAATAAGACGGCCTTCGATAAAGAAAAGATCAGGATCGAGACCGAATATATCCCGGCACAACTCGGGAAGATGAGTACCAATGAATTGACGACCGTCGGCAGTAATTTGTGGGGTGAGTGATGAGCGCCGTTTGGTTACTTTTTAGCCCAAAAATGAAAGAATAATGAATGATAACATGTCGTTACGTAAAGCGCCGTTTTGCTATTTTTTGCGTTGATAATGATGACCACCTACGGTAAGACGATAAGGCGAAGGAATTGTGAAGCGTGCGATAACGGCATGAACGGAAATTCCCAACGCCGGACTCGTTGTTTGAGCCGCGAAGTCAATAACCTTTTTGGGGGCGCAGTGAGGGCATCCTCGGAAATTAGGGACGTTTTCCCCTTATGGCTATCCGGGGGAATTGAGCCGAGGGCATATATTTTAGCCTGCCATCGGACGGATGAGCGACCTGACCGCCCCCCTCTCTTACGAGGTAAACTATGAAGTATATCATCTGTATCATGTGTATCATCCTGACCGGGTGTTCTACAATTCCCACGATGTCGATTACCGAAGCCGAGATAGACGCGAAGCTCGCCGCACTCTCGGGACCCGCAAAAGACCCGACAGCCGTGGTCTACAACGAAACGGATAAGGTCTATGAACTCAAGCCTGACGTCTATAAACGCGCCGTAAGGGATGGGATAGTCAAGGACATTCAGGACGAGAAGATTGAGGTAATGAATGAGTA